ATCCATATGGGGACACCATATTCGACGATCGTGGAGGCTGTGAACTTCGGATCGGCGCCATTCGAGCCGCCCCCATTGGATGAGCACGGAAAGCCAAGCGGCGGCCCATATAACCGGCGCGCCGAGATGTGGATGAAGTCGAAGGAATGGCTGGAAGACCCGGCCGGCGCACAGATACCGGATAGCGATAGCCTCCAGGCTGATGCATGCGGTCCCAGCTACTCCTGGGACGTGAATACACGGTTGAAATTGGAGTCCAAGGAGCATATGAGAGCCCGGGATGTGGCCAGCCCGGACGAATGGGATGCGGTCGCGTTGACGTTTGCCAAGCCCGTCGCCCCGTCGAAGTTCAATCGGGTGCTTGAATCTCCAAGATTGGGGATAGTCTAGGGTTGCATACGCGTGGAAAATGGCAAGAAATGGCCCCGTTTCAGCTAGTTGGTTCAAGCCAATCTTAGGTTGTTGAGGTAATATAATGCAGGATATGTACCCAATAGAAGTGACGCACATTTCTGATATTGAGGGTGCCGCATGGATTCCGTGGGCCGAATGGAAGAAATTGCCCGTCAATGTGCCGGCCGGCAAGCGCATCCATGCGCTTAAATGGTCTAATGGTGCGGTGTGGGATGCATACAACGGTTGGCGGAAGCCTCAATATGAACAGCCGCCGCGCCAGCCTGTCGGCGAGGTCCATACGCTCAACGGCGAGGTAATCCAGTATTTCTCGGTTTCTGAAGGCCAAGAACTGATGCGGAAGTACTTTAATTATCCATCGCTACTCCAAGTCCCGTCATGGCGAACTGCTGTTGAAGATCACAATGCCTAAAATGAGCGTTGGCGACGTTAAGACGATCCTGAGTGCGGAGCGGACGGACGCACTGTCGGCCATGCAGGCCAGCAAGCTATCATCGGCCCGGTCCAGCGCGATGGACTACTATTTTGCCGACATGTCCAATGACATGCCGTCCCCCGAGGGCCGGTCAGCCGCAGTATCGACGGACGTGTCGGACACCATCGAGGGTCTGATGCCCGAGCTGATGGACATATTCACGGGTGGCGATCAGGTCGTTAAGTTCATGCCCGTCGGCAAAGAGGACGCTGAAGCCGCCGACCAGGAGACGGACTATGTGAACCATGTGTTCATGCAGAAGAATCCCGGCTTCATGATTCTGTATTCGTTCATCAAGGATGCGCTGCTGTCCAAGGTCGGGATTGTGAAGGTTTTTTGGGAAAAAGAGGAACGGGAAGTTCGACAGACGTTTTATGACTTGGACGACGCTCAATTTACCATGCTGGCCGGCGATCCGAAGATTACGATCGTGGAGCATACCGAGAAATTGCAGCCCGGCGATACGGACGATGACGGGGAAAACAAGGAACAATATGCTGAGTAATTTTGAGCAAAAAATAGAAAACCCCGATTATGCGAAGGCGGCAGCTATCGCATGGCGGCGTCGCGCGTTGTCATTGGCGGAACGTCGCCTAGAAGTGATTGAGGTAGCGAAAGATTTAGTGGAGTTATGGAAAAACCCAAAAATCCAAGCCCTATCGAGGGCGGACCGCAACTCATCGATCGAGGATACGAGGCAGAGGCTCATTGAGGCGATTGACGCTTTGAAGAACATATCAGAGAAGGATATTGAGAATGGTAGCCAAGACGCTGACCCAGGCCGAGCTTGAGGCCTATCCGACTGAGCAGGCGAATCCGGGCGATCCGTACCGCTATCAGGCTCATGGGCAATGGCTGGTATTCGATGGGCGGGAGGCGTTTGACGTCCACGTGCTCAATACGATGGCGCCACAGTCAGGCGCCGTGGTTGAGCAATCCCCGGCCATCAGGGTGCTGAAAACGGCGGTAGCCGAGTTGCAGGCCATGATAGCGGACCATGAGGATCGCCTCGCAGTGGCTGAGGAGATGATTGTCGCGGCCATGAACCGAAAGCGGCCGGGCCCGAAGCCGAAGCTGGTCGATGAGACCAGCACCGAGCCGGAGACTGCCGAGCATGCAGCCTGAGTTCCGGCGCGTCCATCAAGGCGGACACCACGATGTATGGTGCGACGGTGTGACGCATCGAAAGACTGAGGGCGGATTCTGCCATCCGGACGTGGCGTTAGCCGATAAGCGGCACATCCGAGAGTTCCCCTGCGACTGTGCGGATTGGAAAGAGATCAATGCTAGGTGACCCGGCCGCCCAACCTCCAATGCCGCCGGGACCAATGCCAGGACAACCTATGCCAATTGGGCAGCAGTCTGGGTTGCCCGCCGGCATGCCACCACCCCCGAAGTGGCACGACGTTACAATCAGCACGAAGAAGAACTACTCGTGCGCCAAGGTTATGGGCGTTCCTCCCGAGGAGTTCGGGATTGAGCGCAATGCGCGGACGATCAAGGATTCAGGCTACTGCTTCCACGAGGTGACTAAGCGCGAGTCGGACCTGATCGACCAGGGCTATGATGCCGAGCAGGTCCGCCGGCTGGACAGCTACACCGGGACGCAGACCCAGGAGAGCCTCAAGCGCGATAGCGTCGATGAAAACCGGAACAATGCGCAAGGCTCAGATTCGGCCAACAAGGGTAGCCGATTGGTCCGGGTGACCGAGCACTACGTCCGAATGGACTACGAGGGCAACAACAAGACCAGGCTCTACCGGGTCACGACCGGGGGCGAGATCGGGGACGTGCTGATCCTCGATAAAAAGCCGGATATCGCCGAGGTCGACGACATGCCCTTCGCGGCGTTGACGCCGTCCCCCGTGACGCACCGGTTCTTCGGCCGTTCGATTGCCGACCTCGTCATGGATATTCAGAGAATCAAGACGGCGCTGGTCCGTGGTGCACTCGATAACCTGTATGCGCACAACAACCCGCGCCCGGAGGTGTCCGAGCAGCAGTCATCGGACAGCACGCTCGACGATCTGATGAAATCGGCGCACGGAATGCCGATACGGTCAAAGACGGGGACCGCGGTACAGTGGCAGAAAATTCCGGATATCACGGCCTCGATCTATCCGGCACTGCAATATTTTGATGCAACGCGGGAGTGGCGGACCGGGGTAACGCGGCAGGGCCAAGGCGTCGACCCGAACGCGCTCCAGAACCAGGTCGCGACCATCGCGAACCAGATGGCGGATGCGGCCCAGGCCAAGGTCAAGCTGATTGCCCGCATCTTTGCCGAGACCGGCATCAAGGATTTGTTCGTCCTCTTACATGGCCTCATCCGCAAGAATGGGCAACAGGCGGAGACCGTGCGGTTGCGCAATAAGTGGGTGGATGTTGACCCGCGCGACTGGCAAGAGCGGAACGACATGGTGCCGAATATCGGGCTTGGGACCGGGTCAAAGGCGCAGCAGTTGGCTGGCGTGATGGCTATCATCAGCTTGCAGAAGGAGGCCCTCGCGGCCGGCAAGACGAACCTGGTATCGGACGAGAACCTATACAATTCAGCCAAGCACGCATCGAAGTTGGCTGGATTTCCGAATACCGACGAGTTCTTCACTGACCCAGCCACGCAACCGCCACCGCCACCACAACAAGACCCTAAGCTAATCGAGATTCAGGCCAAGGCACAGGCTGAACAACAGAAGATGGCGGCCGACCAGCAGCATCAGCAAGCCAAGATGCAGGCTGACATGGCCCATCAGCAAATGAAGGTGAAGTCGGATATTGAGTTGGCGAAGCAGAAGTTCGAGCTTGAACGGCAGATGCACATGCTGGATGCCGAGATCAAGCAACGTGAGCACCACATGAAGGTGGCTGAAACGGCCATCAAGGCTGCGACTACTACGACCAAGACCGGAGCAGACGGCACGACGGAAAGCCATGTGGATCATGCGTTGATCGATAATGTGTTGTCGAAGTTGCAAACATCCCCGCCTGTCAAGATGCACAATGGCATGCGTGTTGTTCGCGATGAGCATGGGCGGGTGAGCCATACGGTGCCGATCGAATGACGATATCTCTCGTCAATCACGGCAAAGTTTCTGGGGTAAATGGAGGGACCACGGCCGCCATTGACATGACAGGCGCCAACTTTCTGATAGCGCATGTCAGCTCTCTCTCTGTTGCTGGCGCCCCGGTTGTAACTGACAGTAATGGAAATACATGGTCTGTTAATGTCACGCCAGGGGATGATGGCGTATCATTGTCTACAATTGTTTATGCGGAAAATGCAACTGTTTCTGCAGGCCAGACGTTTACTGTGACTCTTACTGCAAGTAATTCACTGATGTGCGTTGCTGGTTTCAGAGCAGTAAAAAGATTAACCTCTCTGGACGCTCAAAATGCAAACGGTGTAGCAGCAACTGCTACTATCAGTGTGTCAGTTACTCCAGCTCAAAACAATGAATTGATAATCACCGGAGTTGCTGCAAACACTACAAATGATACTGTTTCGATAGATTCAGGATTATCAATTACAGATTCATCTCTTTTTGGAGCATCCAATATAGGCGGTGGAATGGCGTATCTGATACAGGGAACGAAAGCGGCAATTGGTCCGACATGGACAATATCAACGACGACTTCTGC